TTGTAAAACCAGTCCTACCAGTAGTACTTGAGTATCCTAATTGAGCAGCTTTTATAACTGTACCATTATCTAAATATACTCTGTAAGCAAAATCATCACTTGTATCACTAGTAGTACCTCTATCATCAGTTATTTCAATTGAATCTGATAAAGTTTTTAAAGCAATTCTTTGTATTGAATAGACATCTTTATCTTTAATAATAGCAAATAAAGAATCATCAAACAGTGCCATATGTTGAATTTCACCATGTAATTTCCATGTGACCCAAGCTTGTTGAATACGTTTATCACCTGATGTCTGGTATTGAAAAACAAATAACTTATTACTACCTTGTTTACTAAGAAATAAAACTTGATTCTCTCGTGAAATAGCAGTAAGGTCTAAACTAGTATCAATTAATTTACTAACAACTTTACTTTGTTCAACTACAATAGGTTCACCTTCTCTAAAGACAGTGGACATTTCCCATAAACGATTGTATTTACCAGCGTTATCTAAGAAAGCTATAGTTGTACCAAGTGATATTGGATTAGTTTGTTTGTTAAAGTTATAAGCAGATAAAGAACTTATTTTTGCAGTCCTTGTACTTAAAACATCACTATCAGTAGTTACTAAGAATTGTTGATTCTCTGTAAATAAAACTAAACCAGCGTTAGTTTGAATACCAGAGTATACAATAGCTGGATATTCTGAACTACAAGAAATATCAATTGGATCAGGATCTGTATAAGCTATTGCTGATTTATACCAAAAGTTAAAGAAGTCACCAGGTCTAGACATGATTACATTCTCATCACTGAGCATGACAAGTCTATTCCTCCAGAATAACATATTATTAATAGTTTTACCTACAAAACTAGGTTGTGGGTTAGTACCATTTATATCTGTGGTTCCTACTTGTGCGTCTTCCCATTGAGGTAAATTAGAATCTAAACTTTGATCTGCAATAGGAATGGATTTTATTTCAAAATTACCATTAGCTTGTCTGATAAGTTGATGCGGCATAGTGTTAACATCAAACCTAAACTGTTGTTCTGGAGCAAGGCATTCTTCCCAAATACCATCACCATTTAAGTAATCTGTATCTTCATTTATAACTGCATAATCCCATCTAGCTCCATTATCAGTTATATCAGACCCTGTACCAGTAGGACCATCACCAGAACTTGCTGAAGTACCTGCTTGATCACATACATATTTTCTACCATTATTTATTACTTCATCTCCTACTGCATAAACTTTGCTAGTTGACCAAGGTTTTAAAGCAAGTGAACCAATAAATTTTACATAGTAATCATCTTCATCAGCTTCACTATTTTTAATTTTAACAACATAACCATGTTTACATTGAGCAGGTAAATCAGCTACATCTTCAATTTCAGTTGATAATACATTTAGTATATCGTTAGATGGTGTTGATATTTTAAATTTATTGTTAGCTCGTTTTATATATAAACCACTACCAATTTGTAACAAGTTAGGGTTAGTAAAATCAATTGCACAAGTACCTGTTACATTAGTATCAGTACCTGGGACACTGAATTTATCGGCATCTATTCTAGTTACTACACCGTTTGAAATGTAACTTTGTGCTCCACCTGAAGATGTTAAAAATTCAATATCAACCTTGTCACCTGTTGTTAAACCATGAGCTGCTTTGGTTATTTCATATACTTCAACTGAGTTGAGTTGTTTTTGCTCATAAGTACCAGTATATTTATCTAATATCTCTTGTCTTATGTCACCTATAATACTCTCAGAAGTTACCGTAGTTTTAGCATCAAATGATGTAGGTATAGGTCTTATTAATCCAAGGTTTGCTTGGACTTTAGCAGTACTAATAGAATCAATTTTTACTTGTATACTACAACCTTTAAAACCAACTTCAATTACATCTGTGGTTGACCAACCTTCTCCACCATGTAGTAGATCTATGACAGTTTGATAACGTCCATAATATTTAGGTGTTTCATCTTTCTGATGTGGTACAGCTTGACCTGTTACTGTTACACGGAAGTATAAGTTTTCTTTATTATTATCACTGCTATTTACTCCAGTATTAGAGACTTTAGTTACTGTGTAACTATGAGTTGGAGTACCACCTGAAGCATCTAATCTCTTTAATGTAGCAAGAGTTTGTGCTCCACCTTCTTTGAAAACTAACCTAAATTCAGTTCCGTAATTAACCTCATCTATAATATCATCCTTTTCTGCAATAGTTCCAATCGTAAATTTTAACTTGTGATAATCAGAATGGTTACGGAAACCTTCAGCTAACTTTTCTGTTCTTTCTAAATTATTACTTCCTAAATCAAAGTTTTTTTCAATAGTAGTTGTACCATCACTTATTTGATACCAACCATCAGTGGAAGTACCAGTGCCGATAATAGAAGTATTTATTGTTTGTACTTCTGGAATACCATTAATACTATAGATCTTTGTACCTACATTAGGTAACAATGAATCTACACCACCATTAATTAATTCAGCTGATACCCGAGTAGCTGTACTAACAGGAGCTGTACTTGTATCATCAAATAAATTAATTGCATATTGCCTAGCATAAGCTACTTTCTTTAAATCTACAAAGGCTTCATAGGGTCTAACTGGAGTAGTTTCAGTAGATAGTTTAACAGGTTTACTTCTATTACAAATATATGTATAGTCGTTAAGAGTTAAAGTTTGAATATCATCAGGATCTGGAGTTATTAAATAACCAGTAATATAATACCCAGTAGTAGCAGTAACTGCATTATTTAATGTACTAGTTTGTACTTGAAATTGTGTTGGACTAATTACGGATATTACTTTAACTACCTCTAACCCCCACCACATAGCTTCACCTACTGATAATCCATGTTCTCTAGAAGCTCCAGAACCATCACCAGTGCTTACTTTAGTTGTTGCTGTTACTAAACCAGCAGCAGTTCTTGTGTAGTGTTGACCTTGAAATGTTTCATAATTTGCATTAAAGGTTACAGCTTTTTCAGTACCATCCTTACAATTCCAAATATTAACATCACCATTTTGATTTATTATTTGACCTATATAATGTTCATTCTCATCTCTGTAATAATCAAACCATGTACTAGAAGTGGTGGCAGGAGTAATTTTACTCATCAACTTACTACCTGGTCTCTTAACTAATCCTTCTGTAACATCAGGTAATACATTATTAGCTACTGTTACATATCCTGGTGGTTTTAATTCGTCTGGTTGTTGCGATATACCATTTAAGTAATTAGGTATTGTTTGTGTAATACTTGACATTATCTAGTAAGTACCGAGAATGGTGTATAAGGTCTATATCCAGATTCATGTGGAATACCAAAGAATGAGGGATCTCCTTTATCACACTCATACTCGATACATGAAGCTCTAGATTTAGCTTCATCTTGTTGTAGTAGTTGTACTAATGAAGGGTTTGATACAAGCTGTGTAGCTGCTCTTACAGCTGCTCTATAAGTTATGTACCTTTGAAAGACATTTGGGAGATCAGTAAATGAATAAAGCGTTACTGCATCTATGTAGACATCATTGTCAAATTCATCTGTATGATTTACAAGATCATATAGTCTTCCATTTCTAGTTACTACATCTTTTGTTTTGTTAGATAGTCCATCGTGGATGTCATACCTAAGAGTATTAGCAGGAAGTAATACATGCTTATTAGCATCTGGACTAATTTTTATATGATTCTCAGTGTTAAAATGCCAGCCTTCATTCTGTACATCCTTATTTACTTCATTGAGGATATTATATATAAATGATATTTCTGGGTTAGTAAAGTTAAGAGTGGTTATTGGAGATTGACCGATGGCTCCCAGTATAGAATTGACTGCGGATAATTCGGTATCGAGTTCAGTTGTTGTGGTAGCCATGAAAAATTTTGTAAAAAAAAAAGGGAGACCGAAGC